TTTAGCCTCGACTTTTTCTTCAGACGACTCGGCTGCATTTTCAGCCTCTATCTCGTCTGGAAACTTATATTCTTCGCGTTCAACGGCCATGATTTACTCCTATGCGCGACGGATGCCACGGGGGTCGTCAACCACCGCTTCTACCGTGTCGTCGTTAATGATGCGGAACTCCCGACCGTGGATAACCACGCGGGTACCGGAATAGGGGCGGGTCAGCACAAAGTCCCCTTGCTTGCACCAAGGGCCGGTAGGAAACCGCTCCTTATCTGCGTAGCACAGATCACCCATCTTGACGACGAACAGGACCACAGTGGTCTGCTCCTCGACTCGTTTGGTGTCTTCGGCTTTCAACAGGCCGCCCTCAAACTCCTCCTCTACGTGCGGGACGGCACATAGCATCCGGTAGCCTTTCGGGTCTGGCAGTAGTTTGGCTTTAGCCGCCTCTTCCTGCGTCTTCTCAACATCGATATTACTCATCGTCGCGCTCCAAGCGTTTTGCAAGGTCTCTGATATGGTTCCTTGCGAGATCGAGACCCTGTAAAGCCCCGCAAAGACGTTTGTATTCACCCTCGTCCAACTTGCCTTGGATCAAGGTTTCAACAATTAAAATGCGCTCGTCTTGGAGTTTTGAATCCAAGAACTCTAGAGCGTTTGAATAAGCCATTTATCCTCCCTTGGGTTTCACATCTCTCTGACTCTGAAGGACCTGCGCCATTCGCTGCATGTTCGCCATCTGCTTGCTCTTGGCGATATCAACGCCGATGCGGGTCCCCTCCAACTCCTGACGGTTAGCCTCTTGCGCTTTGTGCTTCTCAATGTCCGCACCCAAGCGTGCCGCCTCAAGTTGTTGACGCCCTGAAATCTCTGCCTCACGCAGTCGCAACTCATCTTCCTTCGCTGCCGCAGTCGCGTAGATCTGCTGCTGTTTGAGTTCCAACTCCTGCGCTCTGGCCTGAGCCTCCATCTGCACCTGCATCTGCTTGGTCTGAGCCTGCATCTGCTTGATCTGCAGGTCCATCTGCTGCATCTGCACAAGCGGGTCCTGCATCTGTTGCGCGGCCTGCTGCATCTGCATTTCTGCCTGATCTTTCTGGAGTACACGTGCAGCGGCGGCAGCACTAATCTGCGCCAACTGAACCTCAATCTCAGGCGGCAAGTCGTACTCCTCGTTGTCGTCTTGCGGAAGCGGCGGGAGACTGACTCCCAACTGCTTCTCGATCTCGCGGCGATACTGGAACGCCATGTGCTCCATGATGTGCGCCTGAAGCGACTGAGTAATCTGCTGAGCCATCGGGTTCTGCCCGATCATCGCAGCCATCTTCGGGTCCTGCCCCAAGGCCATATGCACAGCGATATGCGCTTCGTGGTCTTGATAGATAAACGCCTTCAACGGCTTACCCGTCATCGCGTCCATGTTCTCCGTCACCGGATCACGCGGCTTCGCATCCTTCGGCAACGGGATGATCTTGTCTGCGTTCTTAACGCCGAGCGTCTCAATCATCTGCCGGTGGAGATAGGGGAGATCGTAAAGTTGCGGAGCAGTCTGCGAGAGTTGAAGTACCGCTTGGTATTGCACAACCTTCTGCGACATCGTGGCGGCGTTAGGATCAGCCACGGGAATGACATCAACGTCGTCGTAGTCGGCTCTTTTAGCCTTACGATCTCCCACTTCCGGTTCGTACGAATACTCTTCCGGCGTGTTGTCTCTGATGATCCCTGCGAGGAGTTTGAACTCCTGCTTCATCGCGTAGTAAATGCGGGCCTGTACGGCCGACATCACTTTCAGAACACGCTCTAGGATGGCTAGTGTGGTACCGACTGGCGCTTGGCTCGACATATCGGAAACTTTGAGATCCGACACGGCAGCGAAGCGGCGTCCTTCCTCGACCACTTTGTCCATAAGCATGGCAAGGGTCTGCGAAGGTTCTTTGTACGGAAGCGGCAGGATGTTGTCCCGAACCGCGCCCGACGGCACATCTACATCGCGCCACTCTCCGGGAGCAATAGGCGTATCGTCTCCCTTAATTCTGAGCCCGCGCGATTTGAGACCGCCCGGAAGGTTGCTGAGTGTTCCTGCGTCGATAAGTTGCCTAAGAAGAGATGTAGCAGCCTTAGAGTGTCCGCCGATAAGGTGGATGAGACCAAAGTAGTAGAATCCGAATCCGGGGATGTAACCATAATGAACAAAGTGCTGTCGCTTGGTCTTGAGTTCATCGTCTTCTCGCCAGTTTCGTCGGATTGATAATATCGTTCCGGTTCCCTTCTCAATCGTCACTACGTACGGCAGCGCGATCCCGGTCTCGTTGTTATCCTCGTCCACATCCGGATAACCCGGCAGGTCAAGGTTCACGTGCATCTCAAGCAACTGGAACCGATTGTCTACTGATGCTGAGAAGCCCTGATCTTCTGCCTTTTGCTTCTCCACTTCATCCATCGTGCGGATCGGGTCGCCCAAGTCCACATCACGATAGAACCCTGCATACTGCAGTTTGATCAGTTCGTTCTTTGTCTTACGCATCCGATGCGTAACACGGTCTGCACTCTCAAGGTTCGGCGCACCATAGGGCACCACGATATCTTCAGCCGGGATATACACCGCCGTCTGACGATCCATCGCCGGGTCGAAGTACACCTTCTTGAACGCGTTACCCGATAGCGCCAACGAGAGCAAAAGTCGCTCGTGCTCCGGGCGGTACTCCTTCATCACCTCGGTCAACTGGAAGTTCATATCATCAGCGACACGAACTGCGGAGTCTTTTTTCTGCGGCGTCTCTTTGCCAATGATTTTTGTCTTAACGGGACCTGCCGCAGGGAAGGTCTCCATGATCGTCTCGGACTGGAACTTAACCGCCGACTCCATCAAGAGCGGGTGGAACACACCACACGCACCCGGCCACGGCTCCGTACGCTCTTCGTATCGAATACCGAGGATCTTCAAACCTTTAATATAAGTGTCGAGCCAATCCTTACGTGAGGAGAGGTCCTGCTCATAGTTACCGATCAACTCGCCCGAGAGACCTGCAAGGTCGTTCTCGCTCATGTACTCCGCGAGGTTGTCGTCAAACTTCTCCGAGCGCGGCTCGTCCTTAATCAACTCAATGACGGCGCTGTCTTCATCAGGAATCTCAATATCGATCTCAATAGGCTCCATCTCAGCGGCGATGACCGCGATACCTTCGGGAGCCTCCATCAAACTTTTATCGACGGCCATTTAAATTCTCCTAATAAAATCCCGACGCCCGGTGGCTCTTAAACCACCTCGTCGGTTCCGGCTCATCGCTTGGTAAGCGAATAAAGCCCCCTTGCCTAAACCGAAGCAGAGCCAATGTGGTGGCGTCCACCAAGTCATCATGGGTACCGGCGGGGAAGTCATTACACTCCTCCACAACCTCCCAAGCCCACCTGCGGTCAGGCACCCAGACTATACCCGAAGAAAATAGGTCCGTAACCGCGTTAACTCGGCTGATCTTGTCTTGTCCCTTACCCGGCGTGAACTCGCTAATGGGCACACCCATCCTCCGCATCTCCTGATAAAGCGCCGCACCGTTGGACTTCTTTTCAACAATGAACGTATCAGGACTCCAGTCCTTGTACTCCTCCAGCACCCGCTGTTTTAACTCGGGGAACTCAAGGCGCTCTTTGATCGCGTTCAGGAGGATAATGTTGTAGTTCTTCGTCTCTTCGTTGAAGAACACCCCCCACGTGAGCAGGGCGTTAAAGTCCGACCGGTTCGTCTTTTCTTGGGCAGCGTCGAGGCTCATTATTATGTGCTCGCACTGGGGCGGGACCTCTTTGTCCCACACCTGCCACCACTCTCTTTTAATGAGTGCGCCTTCCTCCGAGGTCGGCTCCTGCATGTACTGGGCTTGCCAATACCGCACGTCCATACTGGCCTTTTTCGCCAGTAACTCCTCAATACCCCAGAAGTCAGGCCAGAGCGGTTTGTCGTTCAGGATCGCCGGGAACTCGACCAATTCCCACTGGTCAGCCCCTTCTTCCTTCGTCATGTGCTCGACGATCTTGCCGGTCAGGTCCTGCTTAGACCACCGTGTCATCACCACGATGATCGAACCACCCGGCATCAACCTTTGTACGGGTCCTGACTGGAACCACTCCCACGCTGGGTCAAAGACATCGGAGCGGCCTTGCTTCGCCTCTTGCTCAGAATGAGGATCGTCAATAATGAACAGATCAGCGCCGCGACCGGCCAAAGCACCGCCAACACCAATAGCAAAATACTCGCCATTAAAGTTAGTGCCCCACCGACTAGCAGATTTACTATCAGCCTGAAGTTCAACATTCGGAAAAATGTCCCGATAAAGATCCGAACCGACAAGATTACGTACCCTCCGACCGAAGTTCACCGCAAGGTCCGCAGTGTGAGAGGCCATGATGACCTTCTTATGCGGGTATTTTCCAAGGAACCACGCAGGTGCTAGATAAGAGATCATCTCCGACTTGCCGTGACGGGGGGCGATGTTGACGATCACCCTTCTCTTTCTGCCTTCGGCTATGTCTTCAAAGATCTGGCCCAGTTTTTTATGGTGCGGGCCCACCTTATAGCCGGGATATACGTGATGTATAAAGTCTAGGAAATGATCCTTGCCTAGTTTCTGCGTAATCTGACCCTGATACGCCTTCAAAAGTTCCGCAATGCGCCGTTTTTCCTTATCGGGCATCAACGGCAGAGCCGTTTTCAGTTTTTGAATGTTTTCGGGCGTTAATTGCACGGGGTTTTAGCGGAATTTCAGCGATTTAAGGCCGTATTCTTCTTGTCCCCAGAGCCCAATCGGGCAACGCTGGTTCGCAAGGCGGGTTTTAGCCTGAATAATGCAGCCGCAACGCTTACAAATACCCATTTTGTTGTGTTCACAAGGGTCGCAATGGGCACGGCGCTCATCAACCGTGTCTTTTCTAGCCACTAACGACATCGGATTCCTCAATTACCTTGTATTCGATGCCTTCCAAGACCGAGAGAAGTTCCTTTTCAACCTCTTCAATCGGCTTCACCACATGCGTGGTCTCAGTTCGACGCTTAAATGCGTCAATCCCGTCCACTTCGCCCAACTTTGACAGGGCTTGGATGCGCGTTTTACTGCTGTCGGCGTGCTCTACCTCGTATACGAGTTTATTAACTACGTACATTTTGAGTTCGGAGAGGTCATCGACAATCATGCAGTTGCTTTGGGCAACCAACCCTGCAAGGTAAGCAAGGGTTTCGTTCGGATATTTACTGTAATCAACCCGGTTTTTAGGGTTTTCGAGGTGGGCTTTGGCAATCTGTTTTGCCGTCGCCATGTCTTCCTCGCCCGGAGCAATAGGTACCCCGGTCAAATCGCTAATTAACTTGATAGTCCTTGCTCGCATTTCGATCTCAGCCTCGGGGGTGAGGTCGGGCAAGGCTTCCGCCGCGTTTTTGGGCAGCGGGACGTTCTCGTCTATTTCAGGTATTAGGACATCTTGCATGGCGATAACGGGGCCAAGTTCCCTAGGTCAACACAATATATACGTAGTAAAACAGCATGGTACCAAAAAGACAACCGGGTATGTCTTATAAACGAGGGGGTGGGGTCTGCCTAGCCAGAATTTGGAAAAAGTGCGGAGTATTTGTGTGAGTCAGAGT